GTTTTCTATTAACTAACTTGACGGAACTGTGCTGACACGCTGCGAGCGCGAAGCATCGACTAGCGGATAGTGAGTAAGGTGAGAGAGTTGTCCTTCAGGGTCTGCGTGAAAGGCAAATGAATCGGTTAGGGCGAATCAAGTGCATTCAGATCCTGTTGGAATGTCACTTTCTGGGACAGTGACACGGGTTGAACGGGCGGAAACGGTGGAAAGGCGCGTAACCTCAGTGGGTGGACTTTGTGCGGTGATCTGACCCCAATAGGGAATGGGGAAGATGTAGCGGAAATCGTCGCCTGCGGCTAACAGGGCTTGATAGTTGGTAGCCAACGTAAAGTTGGGCTTTGCGTCAGTGGGTTGCGGGAAATTGAGTATAGTAATACTCGGGGGACCGCAAGCATAGGTGCCATAATAAGCTCCAGCAGAATAATAGGGGACTTCTACTGAAATAGTGGCAGCTGAGTTGACTAGGGAGTCTTGGTACATGCGTCCACTGCCTTGGCCTCCAGAGGCTCCGGCAGCAAACACATTCCAACTATCTGTTAGGGAAACAGTGATGGGTGTAGAGGCGGCGTTGATGATTTTGAGGCGGCGGGAGCCGCGCCAAAAAGCAAAACCAAAAGACCAAAAATGAAATGGTTGAAGCAAATTTACTCCTGTGGTGGTGGGCTGTTCACCAGGGTAAGTGTAGTGATATTGACCGGTGAAGTTGAGGTTCAGGTCTACATATCTGTGACAGGCGTCAGCGATGGTAGTCGCGGTGTCGGCTTGATGAAGACCTTCTTCTATCGTGCCGGTGATACCAGGCGTGATGCCTTCGAATGCTTCAGCGAATTTGTTGCGTAAACTCGTCTGTTGGAGAAAGCTTTTCTCGGTGTTCTGTTGAATTTGGGCTGTGCGTAGTTGTGCGAACTGGATATCGGATCCTCCAGCTCGGTAAACATTCAAGTAATAAATGGCTGTCGATGGCAAAGAGCTGCCAAAGACCGGTGTGAGGACTTCTATATAAATATAGGGTAGAGCTCGGGTCCAAGTAGAACTTGTAGTGATAGGTGCCCATGTAGTGGGGCCGAGATAGGGAACACTGAATGAAGTCCAGGTGCTCCCTTTAACATCGATCACTTTTTGGGTGTAAGGGGTTACGTCATTGAGAGCCGACGCGGGAGGGTTGGCTTCATAGACTAAGGATAGACGGACGCGTGCTGAGTAGAACGCAGTACCTACAAAGTGAAATAGATACTTGATCGATCCACGCCAGTATACGTACATACTGGACGCGAAACCTAGGTAGTCGGGATTGGTTTGTTGGAAATACTGAGGGTGGACAGGTATTCTTCCAACGTAGCCGGCTGCTGAAAATGTATAAGTCTGCATGTATTGGGGGATCTGTGCATATTGGGCTACGGTCATGCTTGAGTTATCAAATCCAACATCGGTGGCTACAGCGGCTTGAGGGAGACTTCCAAGGGATTCGGCTGTGTCGATTCCTGTTAGATGATTAATACATCGCATTTCACGTTGGACGTATAATTGGACTGGGGAATCGGTGGTCGGTTTGTCTAAAGAATCTAAAAGCGCCTTGCCAAATGACATGATGGGGGCGAGAAAAGGAACAGATTCTAATATCGGTTTGACGACGGGCGCCACTGCTTGGGCAGTGATGCCTACGAGGTCTTTTTTCTGTGCTTCTTTGTTAGGACGGTTCTTCTTATGGTCGGTGGCGGACTGCTGAACAAAATTGCGAAGATTTCGTCTCTGCTTGAGGGGCGTGGCTCCGGATTGGATAGGGCCGTACAGCTTGGGGTTCTCGAACTTAGCATAGACAGAGAGGGTAACATTGTCTGAAATAGCGGAATTGGAGCTAAGTAAGGGATTGAGGACAGCTATACAGACCCACCAGATTCCAGAGTAGGCAGTGAAATCTATATGTGGGTAGGCGCTAATGTAGGGCATGGTGATAGAGAACTCGTCTTGGTTCGAGGCTTCAAACAGAACAGGATGAAGTCCTAGAGCAAAAGCGGGGTTGGATAGGAGGGTTTGTCCTATGGGCTGGGGCAGCCAGGCAATATAGCCACAGCCTTGGTGGTACGGCGTTGAGTTCATCTTGCAGATGATCTTTAGGTCTGTGCGAAAATAGCGGTACATACCAGTTGTGACATTGATGGTCCCAAGGATGTTCGTAATCCATGGGGACGCGCTTTGTAGTTGAATGATTGGATCAAAAGTTTGATGGGTACCCGTCCCGGTGGACGAGATACCTGTTGAATTCCAGATTAGGTCAAAGAGATAGACGGTCTTCTCAAGTTGGCCTATGGGGGTCTCATCTGGAAATGGATTGATCTGGGAATACAATCTTTCGAACATATTCTGGCTGCGTTGTTCGAGGACACTCGTTGTGTCTTCGAATTTGATTTGAGTTTCTACGGACGGTAACGCTTCGTCAGACGTAGATGTTAAGGTAAGAGGACGTTCCTCTTCTTGAACTGTGGGCGTTGCTTGGATCCTGGACGTGATTGGACCGCACTCGGATCGTAGTGCAGTGCATTGCGGAGAATTTGCGTAAGTCGGGACAATACGGTTTCCTCTCATCAAATTCAATAAAATGAGAGGTCTATTTTGTCGAGACGCTGCACACTAGGCCGAAGCGTAATGTGCAGGGAGGCTGACCCTTTCCAGGGGGGCGCTACGGCGGCCCTAAGAGGTGTTCGCAATGAACACGTCCATCATATCGTCCCAGCTTTGGGTGGGCAGCGGGCGACGAATGTGGATATAAAACGGAGTGAGCTTTGCGAGCTGCTGTTCGTAGATGATCTTTCCATGATATGACCATTCTACGAGTGCGTTGTCAAGGTTGATCTTAAGCATATCAGAGTGACAGATTTGCTTATTCTTCTTAATCCATTGAACGGAACTGATCATGGAAATTGGATTAAGGGGCGCTGCAATGCGTCCAAGCTCCTTGCGGAACCTGCGCTGCAGAAAGACAACCTTGAATATGTTGTGGCCCTGTGCATAAAGGGTGCCTTTATCAGGGTCAGTGTGGGTGTGACCAACATATTGCTTGGCGTACTTCGCAATTGTTAGCTCATTCCACCAGTGAAGGATCTCTGGTTGAATGGCTATGAGGGAGTCATCTCCGTGGAAACGACCGACGTTATAAGCATAGAAGTCTAGGCGCAGACCTCCTTGCTCCGAGGAAGCTATCTTGAACAGATAGACGTGTTTCTTCTCGTTGGAATAGGTGTTAATACCGCTGGTCTCGAGAGCGCCTGAGACCATAATCTCGCATATAACCACGCGATCAT